CTACGCAACTAATGTCTTTGGTGCCGTTTTCGAACGTGTATCCTACAAGAAGATATTGGGTCTAACAGCGACAGTTGCCAGAACAGACGGCAACGACTACCTCCTACGACAGAAAGCACCTATCATTGATACGGTCAAGTTGGAAGAGGCGCTGAGTGCAGGGTACGTCAGCCCATTCAGGGTATTGAACGTACCGGTGTACCTAAACGACCAAGACCGCGAGGATTACCAGAAGCTAAGTAAGAACTTCTCTTACTATTTCAGCAAGTTCGGTAATGACTTTGGTCAAGCTATGAATTGCCTTAAGTCAGAGCAAGCATGTGAGAACTTCTCACGTCGCTCTGCAGATGATGCAGACCAAGTACGTATCAACGCTATCAACTTCAACCGCAACATGGCAAAGCGGAAGAAGATGCTGTACATGAATCAGTCAAAGGTAGACTCTGTCTATCGTTTGTGCACTGATTTGAAACTAAAGACGATTACATTCAGCGAGTCTGTTGACTTTGCTGATGCTGTAACTAGCCGCCTGCCCGACTCTGTGTCGTACTCTTCTAGAATGCCAATCAAGAAGAGACGTGCTGCGTTGTTTGCCTATGAGAAAGGAGACGTTCGTATCATCAATACGGCGCGCGCTCTTGACGAAGGCTTCGACGTACCGGGTGTAGAGTTAGCCATCATTTCCAGTGGCAGCAGCTCTCCCCGACAGGACGTACAGCGTACTGGCCGTGCCATTCGATTCGTCGAAGGTAAAGTCGGTTACATCGTCAACTTATATATGCCCGACACGCAAGACGAGAAGTGGATGCGCAAGCGTCAAGCTAACTCGACTAACATACAGCATGTACAATCACTCGACCAAGCTATCCACATGATGGGTGGCGACATAGACCTATCACACTTAGATATTACACTATGATTCGATATTGTTTGACACATCACCTCGATACGCAGCAAGTACTTGTACTTAACGCACTGTATCAGGGTGACAGAGAAGTTATTGCAGACGGCTACGGCAAGTCTGTACTGTCGTCTGAGTTTGTAGACCTGCCTGACCTAATCAGTCGCGGGTTTATTGAGCTAATCGACGACAGCAAGCCAGCTACACTGATGAACCTCGAGATTACTAACGTAACTCGTGCGTTGTTCGGTGAAGATGTGTCTGGTGACTACTTCGACGAGTTCGTAGACACGTACCCTAGATTCCTTTGGATTGACGGTAAACGTGTGGCTGCGCTTAATGCTGACATGGACGAACTTCGTGAGAAGTACGAGAAAGTCGTCAGTAAGAAGGGCATGCATACACGTATCATGAAGGCACTCGAGTGGGCTGCTGACAATCATGAGATACACATGGGCATCAAGCTCTGGTTCTCATCACGTCAGTGGACTGCTATCGAGGACATCATGAACGACACGACAGGTAAAGCTTTGCCCGGTGCAAGACTTCTCTAACCTACCTATCCAGACCAGTAAACTTGCTGCTACTAGTGCACACGACGACATTAATAATGCTCGTAACGGTGAACGCATAGTACTGGCAAGTCGCTGGGACAAGCTAAACTACATGCTGCTCGGCGGCTTTCAGTTTGGTCAGACCTACATGCTCTGTGGAGCGTCAGGTCACGGCAAGTCCTACATGCTTAACATGTTGCTCCGTGACTTTACTAACCCCACGCTGCAGAAAGACCCGTCTAAGACTCGCGTGCTGCACTTCTCTTTCGAGATGTCTGCTGCTGCAGAGATGACGCGTCGTATTAGTACGTTGACAGGTATCAGCTACCGCAAACTCATGTCTGCAGACCGTCCCTTAACAGGTGACGAGTTTGAGCAGGTTAAAGTTGCGTCTAGTCGACTGACAGACGAGCCTATCTACTTTGTAGAGACGCCCGGCAACCGTCAGCAGATACGTGATACCATTGACCGCATGAAACAGAAGTTTCCTGACGATGATTTGGTAGTGACGCTCGACCACACGTTGCTCGCCTCTTCGATGCCCGGAGAGAACGAGATACAAACGTTGGCTGAGCTAGGCAAGATGTTTATTGACATCCGTAAGGAGTACAATACACTTAACATCCTGCTGTCACAGCTCAACGACAAGATAGAAAGTTCAGGTAGACGTGACCCTAGTGTCCCTTCGCTTCACTTTCCAACCAAGACCGACATACACGGTTCCAAGCAGCTTTACCACGCTGCAGACGTCTGCCTTGTAATGCACCAACCTGCATTGCTCGGTCTAGAAGTCTACGGACCAGACCGTGTACCAACAATGACTGAAGAGGGCCAGAACCTCATCAGTATGCACGTACTCAAGAATCGACATGGCACGCAGGGTTACACCCGCATGATTTCGAATCTAGAGAATGGCAGAATTGACCCTTGGGTTGACGGATATAGCAGTGCACATGCTTCCGACGGCCCACTTTTTAATATACAGTAATACATGGAACTTCCTACTGAACGGACCCCGGCGAGCCGTAAATCGCCACGACTCTTGACTCTCTTCGGACAATCAAAGGTCGGTAAGACTACAACTCTTGCCACGCTTGACAACTGCTTGATTATTGACACCGAGCAGGGTACTGACATGGTTGACGCCATGAAGGTACAGTGCAACACATTGCAAGATGTCATGGCTGTCCTCAAGGCTCTCAGAGAGAAAGAGGATAAGTACGACTACATTGCACTCGACACCATTGACAACATCGTCAACTGGATGGAAGAGTTTGTGTGTGCATCAGAAGGTGTCAAAACCATTGGTGACCTTGACTTCGGTAAGGGCTATGCTATGGTGCGTGACAACGTGATGAAGATTCTCACCCAACTTAAGCCTCTGGCTAATAAGGGTGTCATCCTCATCGGTCACCGCAAGAAGACTTTGATTGCCAATGAAACGGACATCAAGGTTAACACCAGCAGCCTTGACCTGTCCGGTAAGCTCAAGAACTTTATCATGGCTGACAGCGACGCTATCGGCTATGTGTTCCGTGATGCTGAGGGCAACCTCAAGGTCAGCTTTATGGCCGACGACGAGACCGAAGCCGGTGCTCGTTGCCCACACTTGCGTGGCGAAGTAATTGACTTCGACATGTCTAATATCTACATTGACTAATGCAGCCGAACACCAACTTCGCATCCGTCAATACACCAGTAACCCCAAACGTTAGTAATACCACCGCCATGTACAATATCGATAACACCGTAGAAGCCCCTAAGTCTAACCAGCCAATGCCTGCTGGAATTAACCAGAACGTCCGTTTGCTCGGTGTGTTCTTTGAGGCCCTGCGTCAAGACGGTACCGGTGGTAACGTTCTCAAGTTTAACTTTGAGGATGCATCAGGTCGTCGTTTCCGTCACACGGAATTCGAAGTCGATGTTGAGCGTGAGCGCAGCAATGCTAAGCAGTGGGGTAAAGACCCAGAGAAGCAGGTTCGTAATGCTTTGATGGGCCTCTCTGGTCGTATCAAGCACATCCTGTCTTGCTTCTTGCCTGCTGACAAGGTTGTTATTCAGGGCAACACGTGGGACGACTTCGGTGGTAACATCGTGACGCTCTTGGGTGACGCGTATCAGGGAATCGAGTGCCGTGTTAAGTTGATTCTTAACAACAAGGACTACTGCATGTTCCCTAAGCAGGCGTTCCGCCCGTTCATTCAGCGGATGGATACTCCTGACACGTTGGCTATCGAAGCTAAGTACGAGCGCATCGAGCCTAAGTCTTCTGCTGGTACCTCTGGTAACAGTTTGGATGCTTTGCTTGACGCTGCACCTGCACCTGCGGCACCTACATCTTTGGATGACGCTATCGCAGCAGCTGCAACACCACAGGCAGGACCTGCACCATGGGATGCTGCACCTAGTGGACTCGACGCTGCAACCGGTACCTCTAGCGACGAAGACCTCGTATTCTAAGGAACCCGAGTTTGTACTCGATACTACCTACAGTTAACCGCGATTGGATTCTATCTCGTATTGCTCAAGAGCAAATCATGGAACGCTACATAGGCGTACCTATCAGGATTAACGAGAAGTTCCACTCACCGTTCCGGAAAGATGAGTCTCCTAGCTGCGTGTATTATTACAACAAAGCTGGGAAACTCTTCTTCCGGGACTTCGGTAAGGGTAGGCCAATGGACTGCTTTGAGGCTGCGTGTGTTGTTTACCAATGCACGTTCTCAGAAGTACTAAAGCGAGTAACAGATGACTTCAATCTAATCAAGGCAGCAGTGCCTAAGAAAGACTACAGTCACCTAGAACTGGCTAGACGTATTGCAGCTGAGCCTACTAACATGTCCATCGAGCCGTACACATTGAACGGTTCATGGGATTTAGACCATGCAGGTATGAGCTTCTGGGCGTCGGTTGGCATCTCGCCAGCCACGCTTAAGAAGTACAAAGTGTTTCAACTTAACCAAGCATGGGTTAACGACAAAGTTGTTTATCGACATTCGGCAACCAGCCCGGGCTTTGCCTATTGGTTCGGTGACGATAAATACAAACTGTACTTCCCCTTACGAGATAAAGTTCGCTTCTTGCAGAACACTGATATCGTACAGGGACATGCACAACTCCCAGCGGAAGGCCCGCTACTAGTAATCACAAAGTCCATGAAGGACACCATGCTCTTCCACGAGTACGGTGTTGCTGCATGTGCACCACAGTCAGAGGTTCACCCCTTTGCAGATGGTGATGTAGATGAGCTTAAGAAGCGCTTCAAGCGTATCGTGCTCTGCTACGACTATGATTACACGGGAGTCAAGAACACTAACAAACTGCGT